TGTGGCATTTTTACAGCAAATCTTTCCAGGCGGGCTAGATCCCGGCACCGGAGTCATCATGCTCAAACAAGCAGGTGAACTTGGTGGTATTATTCTTGGACAGTCAAATACGACCCGAAAGGGCAATGGTCAGGCCGCTGGTGGAAAGGCCCTAGGAAGCGCACAGAAGGTCGAGCAGCTCACCGGGACTGAAAGAGATGTGAACATAGCTCCCGACATAAGAGAAGTCGAAGAAAACGGCGTTAAAATTCGTAAGGTCATTGAGAAGGGAAAGCAACATAAACTAGACCTACTTGATGGTCTTCCAGTTCATGGTGCTTTATTTGACATGGCAGGTTTCAGGCTGCCGGAAATTAAAAACGTACCGACCGCTAAACAGACTAACTCCCAGATGATGTCTGTCCAGAACCTACAGCAAATGGCCGGACAGATTATGTCGCTTGGACAGATGATCCAAGGGCTAGCAGGTAATAAAGGATCTGGAGGCGGCGGGGGAGGCTTTGGCTCTAATTACTCGGTGCCAAGTTCTACAGGCGGATCAGGATCAGTTCAATATATTCCACCAGGCACAGAAGACGGTGCTGGTGGCGCTGGTTATTCTGGTGGTCTGGGTAATAATATTATTTCAGCGGTTGATGCTCCATCTAATACTCCATTATATGAGGTCATGGATGGATTAACACCGAATATGAAAGCCGCTGTTAATAGTCTATCTGTCTTGTTACAGGGATATGAGACAGAGGGCGGCGTAGCATTTATGACTGGAGATGTTGTTCATGAGGACACATATCTCGGTAACGCACAGCAATTACTTGGTCAGGTCACTAATCTCAGTGATTTAATGTATGTTATGAATAGATTACAGTGGGACGAATCCCTACGTGGTACAGAAAAATTACAAAATGTTAAGAATGAAATATCTACTGCTTGGGGTGTAGCATTACAAGAAATAGATTATAACGGTAATATGATTATTACCTATGGCGCAGAAGACGCTAATAATGAAATTCAATTCACCAATGACATGACAAGTAATACCGGCAGTCCAGGACTTGGATTCTTTGATGGTAATAATACCGAAGACGTTTATTACTCAGTCAACTCAACGGGTGCTAGTCTTGGATTTGGTTCAGGTGCTACTAGCGGATCAATGAGCCAACCATCTGGTGGTAGTAAAGGCGGTACGACAAACGCCGGTCAAGTCATCGGGCAGGTTCAAGGATTGCTCGGTCAGATCCAGGGTCTTGCTCAGGGCATGAACCAGAACATGTTTGGCGAGTCCGCTGGCACAATGAAAGACATGTGGAAGCGCATGACCAGAGAGCAAGAGAATGACGCTAAGGGTATGCATAAGAAATTAAATCAAGATGGTGACACACAGAAAATGTCACAGATAGCAGAAAAGATAGTCAAAGGCGGCAATCCTTTTACTGTCGGACTCTTTGATGAGAACATGTTAGAAAGTATTCCTGAAGCCGCCAGTAGCAATTTCGGTGTATCAGTTAACCCTAATCCTTAAGGTATAGAAAATGACGGGAAAGAAATCTCCAGAAAAGTGGACACAGCCGCATAAGTCAGATGCTCGTAAAGCGCAATCTGCTGGTTCATATCCAGATTACTTTAGTTGGAAGACACGATCAGGTCACGTATTACAGCTAGACGATACTAAGGGCGGTGAGACTGTAACACTACAGCACCGCAGCGGCACATCTATACAGATGGCCCATGATGGATCATTACATATCACAGCGCATAATGGCAAGTATGAAGTCACATTTGGTGAAGATCGTATGACTATTTCCGGGGCACAGGATATCACAGTCAAGGGTGATGCTTCTCTCAGAGTATATGGTGACTATAATGTTACCTGCCACAAAGACTACAATCTCACAGTTCTAGGCAATTTCAATCTAGCTGCTAAAAATCATAACAGACAAATTCTAGGTAACATTGACACACAGGCACGTAACGAGAATAAGAAACTCATGGGATCATCTAGTAAGATGGCACGTGGCGCTATAGCTTATGTCGCTAAAGGATCTGTCGGTATGATGTCACAGTCTGACCAAGGCTTCTTTGGTGGAGCGGCTGGTGCTAATATCTGGGCTAAGAAAGGCGATATCACCAGCAATATTGAAGAAGAAGGCTCTCACTATACGTCCACAAAAGACGGCAGCATTAATCAGGTTGCTGACGGACAAGATGGAAATATTAGTGTTCAATCAAAGCAGGGCAAGATTAGTCACAAGTCAAAAGATGACTATCAGGTTAAATCGGAAAACGGTAATATGAAATTTACAGCGGATACCGGTGACATTGGACAAGAAGCAGCGACAGGTAGTGTTGAGGTTAAAGCACCGGCTGGCGGTATCAAACACTCTACTAAGAACTATAGCGTTAATGCTTCTCAGAGTGCAGAGGTATTGACACAACAAAAGCTAGACCTCAGAGCAACAGGCGAGGCATCATTGGCAGGATCAAAAACTCATGTGACTGCCTCATCGGATGTTAATATTAAAGGCACTGCAATGACTAATATTGATGGTCCTGGAGGACTCAATCTAAACAGTCTGCTTAGTGTGGCCATGTCAGCAGTCAATCTACAGATACCATTTGACTTTGGTGAGATTGTAGAAGCGCAATTAGGTGAAGGTAAATCTCGTGGTGTTCATGCTCCTGATAAACCTGCAGGAAATAGTGAAGCTGAGAATTGGGCATAAATAGTATAAATGGGTAGAGGACTAAGATGGCACAAGTAAACATTAGCCGAGAACCAGACTATGCTGATCTTGATTTAGATTTTCAGATCAATCCGATTACTGGCGACATCAATAAGAAAAAAGGTAATGACGCTGTTAAAAGGTCAATACGCAATTTGATCTTCACTAACTTTTACGAGCGTCCGTTCAATTCGTCCATTGGATCAGATGTTCCAAGACTACTATTTGATAACGTCGATATTATCACAGCTTCACTACTTGAAGACGCTATAGGAAGACTAATAAATATCTATGAGCCTAGAGTCCAAATAACAAGTTTAAACGTCTATGCAGATATAGACAATCATGGCTTTAACGTCCAGTTGGAATACATAATTCTTAATACTGAAACTCCAGCTACATTTAATCTATTCTTGGAAAAAATAAGGTAATCAATGTCTAGAGCAAATACAACCCTCAGAGTTTCGGAATTAGATTTCAACTCTATTAGAAACAATCTAAAGACATACCTCAATAGTCAGACAGAGTTTTCTGATTATAACTTTGAGGGCTCAGGTCTTTCAGTTCTATTAGACATTCTAGCATATAATACCTATTACAACTCATATTACTTGAACATGGTAGCTAACGAGGCTTTTCTAGATACGGCACAGATTAGACAGAACATTCTATCGCAAGCCAAGTTGATCAACTATATTCCAACGTCACCACATGCTTCAGAAGCTATGGTTACTATTCGTGTTACACCGCTTTCATCAGAAAATCAGACAATCGATACACTAACTCTAGACAAATACACAAGATTACTTGGTGCTGATATCGAGGGCACATCATACCCATTCGTTACACTCTATTCAAACACAGCTAGTAAGTCCTCTGGTTCATTCTTGTTTCCTAATGTATGGATTAAGCAGGGTGAAGTAATCACTCAGCAACTTTCTATGACTGCTAATAATAAGACAGCAAGATTTGAGATTCCATCAGCTAACGTTGACTCTGACACAATCACAGTGACCGTCCAGGAATCATCTTCTAATTCATATACAGAAGAATTTCTACACTCATCTGATATTACATCAACGACAGCAAACAGCCGTGTTTACTTCTTAGAAGAGAATGAAAACCTAAACTACACACTACAGTTTGGTGACGGTGTTCTTGGTTATCGTCCTAAAAATGGTAATATCATTATTGTGACCTATGTTGATACACAAGGTTCAATGGGTAATGACGTTTCTAAGTTTAATTTCGTTGAACCAATCGGCGATACATATACCGGAAACGTTCGTGTTACAACTGTATCAAGTTCTAGAACAGGTGCTGATAAGGAAGACTTAGATAGAATTAGACTAAGAGCACCACAGTTCTATACAGCCCAGAACCGCTGTGTTACTGTCCGTGACTATGAAACAATTCTAGTGAAAGACTATCAGCATATTGACGCTGTTTCTATCTGGGGTGGTGAAGACAACGATCCGCCAGTCTATGGTAAGGTTTATATCTCTATCAAGACTAGAGGTTTCTTTACACTCACAACTCTAGAGAAAGAAAACATCAAACAAAATCTAATCAAGAATAAGAACGTTGTTACTGTAACTCCTATTATTGTTGATCCTGATTACATCTTTGTTACAGTTCGTGGTAAGGTCTATTATAATCCTCGACTAACAACTAAATCAGCCACTGAAATTCTACAGCTTGTTAAGCAGGCTGCTTATGACTATGCCGATGCTGAATTGAATACCTATCGCTCAACATTCAAGAAAGCAAAAATACAGAACTATATTGAAAGAGCGGATCCGTCAATCACAGGATCTGATATCACAATTTATCTACAAAGCCGTCAAGTTATTGATACAACCAAATCTAAAAAGTATTATTATAGA